CATCCACGAAGCCCTTCACTGCATCCGGCCCGAGCTTGACGAGCAAGCCATAGCAGATACGGCGACCGACATCGCACGACTGCTGTGGCGTTTGGGCTACAGGCGCGAGCAATAAAGTTCAAGAAAGTGGAAGTTGCGTACACGTTATAGAGACGTGTACACGCGATCATTAATCAAGCCAGTACACGTCTTCGCCGCGTCGGTACTTGGCGAGGTCGGCGTCGCGCTTGTGCGACGTAAAATGGAAATCCATGAATCGGCAGTAGTTGTTCGGGAACAGAAGGTATCTGCCGTCTGACCGCTCAATGAGGTTGAGCGGCTTGTGCTCCTGGGGGTATCTGCTGAACCCATCCGCCCAGTCGATCACGATCCCGGTGTGCCGGCCGCAGAACCCGCGTTCCGGGCTGACGCCCATCATCGCTAGTCCCTCAAGATACTCCATGTGGACAACTTCGGCGTGGTCGCCCATTGCTCCCCACGGCTGGAGGTCGTGCGGTTCGCAGAAGCCAGGAAGCGCCTTGCGCTCGAACGCCTCCGCTCGAGCGGCGAGCTTGTGGAGCGGGACGCCGCACCATTCCGCGCCCGTCTCGAGCAGCACGTGTCCCGTGACGATTTGACCGGGCCTCGCGTAGATGGCATGCCAGATCCCGCGTGTCGTGCCGGCTGGCATGTTGGGGCCGAGCGCCGTGTTGCAGACGTGCACGTACAGATGAAACGGCAGATTTGCATGGCGTGGCATATTCGCAATGATATACTTCAATCGCGGAGACGTGGGTCTGCGGCTGTCGGAGGCCAACCACCCACATGCGCCGGCGCAGAAGGCCGCGAGGTACGACCGTCGGCAGGCCAGCATTGGGGTAGTAACAACCTTCCGCCGGGACAGGGCGCGACGCTGAAAGCACGCGCTGCTGTCTCATGCATGTGTCGATTCCATGTATGCGGCAATTTCCGGTACCGGAAAGAACACGGCCTGGGACTTGCGTCAACCAGGCCGCGCTTCCGGGGGTTAAATTGTCGGGCATGGGCTGCACTCGCAGACCATCGCAAAAACAAACGCCCGACGAGCGAATGATACAGGCAAGTATCCCCGTGTCAAATGAAATCGGCGTGAGTCGAAACCCACGCCGTTTCATGCGCTTGCATGTTCGCACCGAGGTGCTATCATGCGGGCGTCTAATTCCTGCGCGGTTGCATTGTACCGTACCTGGCCTCAGGGTCAACAATGCCGCAACACGTTCCCGGCGCGGTAGGGGAGCATGGATGTAGTCGCAGGGGTTTGACCCTACCCTGTGCCACCGAATGGTGCGCTCCCCCACGAAGGTAGCGGCTGGCAATCCTCCAGCGAAATGGTGAAATTCGTGGCTTCGACCGATGCGCGGCTCCGCGTGGGCTGGTTGAACGTGGCCCCCCTTGGGGGTCATGCTTCCCTCGCGCTCACCGTGTGAACTGATATCAGCCCGGATTGATTCCTGCCCTTGCGAGACAAACTCGCATCGTTCTCTTCTGAACTTCATTCCCCACGCTAGCAGCCGGGAGTGCCTGTCTGTATACTCTCGCGTATGCAAACGATCACATGGATGGACAATCGGAATCTGATGGGGGAACTGTGGCCGAAGTGGATGCTCGAGCCTGAATTGTCGCGGCTCTTGAACGAGCGTTGGGGGTCGCTGCACCAGGACAAGCTGCGCGATTGCATTCGCCAGCACCGCCTCGAGCGCGACACGAAGCCGGACATCGCTGCGATTCACAAGGCGTACTGCGCGATTGTGCCGCAGGCCGATGTTCTTGCGCGTGGCGAAGTCGTGCAGACTCGTCGCGATGCGACCTCCTTGCAAGGCCCGTCGCCGGCGGAGTACGCGGATTGGGACGCCTGGGCGAAGGAGGTGCTAAAGACCGCAACCGCTGCGGAGATTGATGCAGCGAAGGAACGCCTCGGCATCAGCCCCGACACGCACCGCGTGCTGGCGGTCGCCATCGAATACTGCCGCAAGAACCCACAGAGAACGTAGCACGGCACGGTAAACTGCCGACATGCGACGGCGACGAAACCCCATTCTCCTCGCCAACATGGACGATTGTCTCCTCGGGGTCATGTACCCCAAGTCAACCGAACGGTCAGGAATACCCGTCGCCGTATATTCCGCAGACATGATCGCGGCACGCCTGCGCGACGAGCACGAAATGTCCATCGGCGAAGCACGCACGTTCGTCACCGACAACATCGAAACCAACGAACTCGGCCCAGGCACGCCGCGTCTCATCTGGGCGGCAACCTCCGAAGATTTCGGCGAACCTCTGTGCAAACCCTGATATACTTTGGGAAATGGATATCAGTTCGTATGACGATTTCAAGGCAGCCGTTACCACGGCTGTCGTCGCACAGGGCCGAACCCGCAGCCAGGTCGCACGCGACCTCGAGCAGCAGGGCAAGCTCCGAGCGCATACCGTGATGTGCTTGCTGTCCACCGCGCCCGTCATCGGGAAGCGCACCGCCACCTTTGATTCCGCTATCACCCTTGCCGATGCAGCAGGACTACGGATCACCCTCTCCCCCAAGGAAGCCACGTAATGCCAAGCAAGTCCCCGGCCCAGCGCCGTCTCATGGCCGCAGCAGCACACTCCCGAAGCTTCGCAAAGAAGGTCGGAGTCCCCATGTCGGTCGCCAAGAAGTTCAACCGCGCAGACGTGAAGGCAAAGGGCAAGAAGCGCAAGTGAGGAAGCTCGCGGCCTACGGCGAGAACGGCCGCCGCGTGGGGGAAACACACCACAATGCCACGATCCCAGACGCCATCGTCCAAGAGATCCGCGAACTCCACGAAGAACACCGCTGGGGATATCGTCGCATCGCCAAACACCTCGGACTCCGCTGGACCACCGTCAGCAAGATCTGCCGATACCAGCGTCGCGCCTGCCTCCCCGCCGATTGGAAACGCCCTCGTCAAGCGAAGAGTGGGACGGCCGGCCCTGAACAAAGCGCCTGAACCGCTTGCCAGCGAGGTGCTTACGTGGCTTGCGAAAGGTAAGACACTGACCTCATTCTCCAACCGAGAAGGCAAGCCCGACCGTGTGACTGTGTTTCGGTGGATAAAGGCCGACCCTGAATTTGCGCAACGCTACAGGGAGGCACGCGAATCTGGACTCGAGGCCATGTTTGAGCAGTGCGGTGAGATCGCCGACATCGAGCCGGAAACGCCCGTCCAGGCCGCGTGGAGGCGATATCAGATCGACACCAAGCTCAAGATCCTCCGCATGGCAAACCCGGCCAAGTACGGCGAGAAGGTCGCCGTAGATCACGGCGGCGGAATCACCCTCAACGTCATCACTGGCGTACCTGATGGCGAATGAAACCATCCGCCTCGGCTACGAGCCACGGGATTGGCAGCGGCGGTGCCACCTCGAGCGCCGGCGGTTCACCGTCCTCGCCCTGCACCGACGCGCCGGGAAGACCGAACTGGCCCTCATGGAGCTGCTCCACCGGGCAGTCAAGTGCACGTCGGATCTCGGGTTCTTCGTGTACGTCGCGCCATTCCTGAAGCAGGCCAAGGCCATCGCCTGGGCGCGATTGAAGCAGAGGATTGACCCGTTCATCCGCACCGGGACCGTGGACGTGAACGAGGCCGACCTCGCCGTCACGTTCAAGCACAACAAAGCGACGATCCGCCTGTTCGGTGGCGACAACCCCGACGCCCTGCGTGGCGTGCGCCTCGACGGCTGCGTCATCGACGAGGTCGCGCAGATCAAGCCCGAGGTATGGGAGGCCATCATCCAGCCGGCGCTCTCGGACCGCCGCGGCTGGGCGCTGTTCATCGGCACGCCCGCCGGAATCAACATGTTCAGCGAGCTGTACTACCGAGCAGCAAGCGGTTCCCTTGAGGATTGGTATGCGGCGAAGTACACGGTGTACGACACCGACGCGCTCGCGCCCGACGAAGTGAAGCGCCTGGAGCGCGACATGCCCGAGGCGGCGTTCGCACGCGAATACCTGTGCGACTTCAGCGCAGCCGGCGACGACCAGCTCATCAGCCTCTCCGACGCCGAGAACGCATCGCAGCGCGAGTACCCGGACGGCGACATCATCGACCAGCCGCTCATCGTCGGCGTTGACCCGGCCCGATTCGGCGACGACCGCAGCGTGATTGTCCTGCGCCAGGGGCTACGAATGGAGAAGCCCATCGTTCACCACGGCATCGACAACATGGCGCTGGCGGCGGCCGTTGCCAACGTCATTGAGGACCGCGACCCGGACGCCGTGTTCATCGACGCCGGGGCTGGCGCGGGCGTGATCGACCGCCTGCGGCAGCTCGGATACGACGTGACCGAGGTCGCGTTCGGCGGCAAGGCAACCTACGCCAACCTGTTCATCAACAAGCGCACCGAGATGTGGTGGGCCATACGCGAATGGATACAGGCGGGTGGTTCGATCCCGAACGACATCACGCTCAAGCAGGAAATCAGCACGCCGATCTACTGGTACGACGCTGCTGGCAAGCGAGTGCTCGAGTCGAAGGACGAAATCAAGAAGCGACTCCAGGGCGGCGGAAGCCCGGACATGGCCGACGCGCTGTGCCTGACGTTCGCGTACCCGGTCGCCAAGATGCTGCCACGCGAGATCCGCGAGAAGATCGACACGCGCCCGACAGACTACGACCCGTATGAACAGGTGAGTACCCGTAACCGTTAGACGGAGGTCTACAGTCATGTCCGTCAGGATTTCCACAATGAGTCGCATTGCGCTTGTTGAACCCGCGGATGTCATGCCCGCGATCACCGAACTCATGCGTCAGAATTGGGACGAAACCGGATTTGGCTTTGAGTTCAAGCCGTCCGTGGAAACATATCAGGCCGTTGTTGACCTTGGCCTGATGTTCGTTCTTGCGGCATTCGATGGCGACGAGATAGTTGGGTACTGCACGATGACCGTGATGAATCACATGCACAACCCTGCCATCAAGGTCGCAGCGAATGACGCGTTGTTTGTGCGCCCTGATTATCGCGGTATTACCGCTGGCAGACTCATCATCGCCGCTGAGAAAGAAGCCGCAAAGCGCGGGGCAACCCGCGTGCTGTGGCACACTCGAGCCGGCACCGATCTTGCAAACGCGTTCACACGGCGTGGCTACACGCCCGCCGACATTGTTGTCACGAAGGAGATTTGAAATGGGAATCGAAGCATCGGTACTTGCAGCGTGGGCATTGGCAGCAGGCGCAGCCGCTGGCGCAGGCGCAACCGCTTACAGCGCAGTCAGTTCAAGTCAGGCACAAGACTATGCGGCTCGGCAGCAGAAGAAGGCACAAGATGCTGCCGCCGCCAAGGCCCGTACGGAGCAGCGCCGTAGCCAGCAGGCAATGGCCGCTGCTAATCGTGCAGAACCAGATGTCGCCGGGATTATGGGCGCCGCCCAATCCGGTGCTGCTGGTGGTCCGGCAAGCACCATGCTGGCAGGTCCGACGGGCGTAAATCCCCAGGAACTTCAGCTTGGGCGCTCGTCGCTCCTCGGAGGCTAAATGAGCGAGTACACCGGAGACAACTCGTCGTATCCTGGCGCTCCCACGCGGGATCGACTGTTCACCCGGTGGGGTCAGCTCAAGAGCGAGCGTGCGTCGTGGTTCGCGCACTGGCAGGAACTCACGTCCTACATCCTGCCGCGCAATGGACGCTACTTCCGCCAGGACCGTGACCGCGGATACCGCCGTCACAACAACATCTACGACTCCACGGGTACCCGCGCACTGCGCATACTTGGTGCAGGCATGATGTCTGGAGCAACGTCGCCGGCGCGCCAGTGGTTCCGCCTTGCCACGCCGGACCCGGAACTCAACTCGTACGAGCCTGTCAAGCTGTGGCTCGATGATGTGACGAAGCGCATGCAGCGCGTGTTCCAGAAGTCGAACACCTACAACGCGCTGCACCAGATGTACGAGGAACTTGGCACGTTCGGCACCGCAGCCACGATTTTGCTTCCCGACTACCAGAGCGTCATCCACCACTACCCGCTGACCTGTGGCGAATACTGCATCTCGACCGACGCAAAGGGCCGCGTTTGCACGCTGTACCGAGAGTTTGAGATGACCGTCTCGCAGGTGGTCAAGGAGTTCGGCCTCGAGAAGTGCAGTGTGTCGGTGCAGAACATGTACCGCACCGGAAACCTCGACCAGTGGGTGCCCGTGATCCACTG